CTGCTAACGTATAAGTTCTTGTTTGTAATCCGCTCATGCTTTTACCCGTATTGGTCCTAGTTTGGCTAGTTGGCCGTTACCGAATGATTTCGCTAACATCTTTCCAACGAATGCGGCCCCAAGGGTGCCAATAATCTTATTTTTGTTAGAAGCTACGTTTGATTGTATAGTTCCCAACGCTCCTGATAGGTTTCCACCTAGTGCTTCCTGTATTGCTGTATCAACACCGGCCGAAGAGGCCAGACTAAGAGCCGCCCCCGTTTCAATCGCCGATATGGTAAAACTTTTCTTTCTTCGATATGTTCTCTTGCGCCTGACCATAACCCATTATTGAGTAGTCCTACTTATAATTGAGTAAGGTCTACGTTTCTTAAACAGATAGTACAATGATAAAGATAGGATTCAGGAAAAGAAGATTTTTCCATAATACCATTACAGATTTTACATTTAATTGTAATCTCTTTCCTTATGCGATCCTCTGCCCGTCTACTAACATCCCCGTATCCTTTCTTAATATATGGTGACGGCATTATAATCTCCACATACAACCATTCAATGCGGTTTGTTTTCCGTCAATATATGTTCCGCCACATTCACAATAGCACGTATGCTCTCTTTTTTGAGTGCGTTTTCTTTTACAAGATGGTTTATTACAATTTTTACAAATCATTTGACTTAAAACCCTCGCAGTTAGGACACGGATATTGAGAACCCTTTAGATAACTAATTTTCCATTCATGTTTACATCGGGTGCACCTTAGAATGGCTTCTCTTCGAAAATTCATTTTTTACCCATACATTTAGAACACTGTTTAGAACCGTGAGCGGGGTTATAATGTGGGTTTGGATGGTCAGTATATCCGATTAGTATTGTTTCGCGGGGGTCGTAAGTCTTACCGCAACTAGGACAGTCCTTTAATTTAATCCACATATCGCAATAACGACACTTGATTCCGACGGGTACATCCCTGATGCCCTCATCCTGATAACATTTAGGACATATTAAACCGATATACAGCTTGGTGACCATTTCCGTAAAGAATTCGGAACGGTTCTTGACATGCTTATCAAGAAAGTTCTTCAAGGTTACGGGGATCGTTAAATTGATTAAGGTCTTATCAATCTTCTTACCGTCACTATCTACTTCGGGCGGGCGGCCTACTTTGGGCTTAGTCATTGTATTTGTCTCCGTGTTTACATTCATGCGGAAAGGTCAAACAATCACAAAAGTATTCCCACTTACAACATTCTTGACAATATAATAATTTTTCAATCATTGTTTCTCACACCCTGTCAGGACGGACCTATTATATATAATTATATGTATGTGAAACTATTCCTACCAGCGAGGGGGTAATCCCAAAACCCCCAAAACCTTTCGATAATTCCTATTATAGAAAGTAGCATATAAACCCCACGGTTTTTTAATGAAAATAATAAGCCGTCATACTAATAATAAAGAGTTTTACATACATATAATATATAATATACTAGTATTATACTACATTTTACCAAACTGAGACTTGTCAGGTACTAGTTTGGTACTAGTTTCTGACTTGGGGAGGGGTAAACTGTTACTTAGTCCTGACTTATTCGCTACATACTCTAGGAGCAGACTAGTCCAATCACCATTTTTAGCGGCCTTTCTAAGATCGTTCATTGGGTCTAACTTCTTGGCTTCGCTTGTCATTTTTCCCAAAGTCCCAATAAATGAACGTTGAAAATTCATTAAACTCTCTTCTGTACTGTTTTCTATTTCAGCTATGACAGGTTCTAATATTTCTATTAGATAACCTTCGGTCTTTAATTTCTTTTCCCACGTATCGACTATCCAATTTCTAAGGACAAACCTGTAAAGAATTAGGATTATTGCGATCTCCCCGATAAATAATAGGGGTATAATTTGGCTCAGTTCCATAACTGTCTAGTAATTGGGGCCTAAAAAGGAGTTTGTGAGAAACTATATGGAACTAGCCCCGTTAAATTTAAAACACGCCAGCAAAACCAGCCGGAAATAATTTTTTACGTCCATATTCCCATAATTGGTTATATGTCACGCTAACCGGAGCCGTGGCACCTTCGGGCAATGGGACGGTTTCGTCCCCCCTCCCCGTCAACGGTTTAGTTATAACGTCAATGCTAAGTTTTCCACCATAAACAGCACTAGACCACGCATCACGGGCCCCTTCGGTCAAGTCTATACCCTGCTCCTTTGCATAACCAAAAATAACACTCAAGAGCCACGCCGCAAAAGCTCCCCCAGTAAATATAGTGATAATTGAGATAAGAGCGGGGATTGTTGTTTCGTTTCCGAAGACTTCTTCTAGAATACTGGTGGCCCGACTTTCTCTAAAGTGTTCGTCGTAGGCTTTTTTTTGCTCAGAAGATATTTTTTTAATAACTCCCGTGACGGGATTATAATAATAGGCCATTATTTAAATTCCGGTACACAGACCCAGCGATCGGGATTTGTAAAATGTACGGCCTTCTCTCCAAATCCACACCTCGGACGCGCTCCGGCTGTCGATGTTGGCGGTGTGATGTCTTTTTTTAGAAAAGCTTTGGTGGCAATAATCAAAAGTGCTAAATCCATCAAAAGACCCTATGTTTCATTACTGTCAGCGAGTTAGATGGCACATTATCGCCTCTTTTTCTTGCCTAGGGGAGTTTTCCTGAAAGCGATCGCCATTTTCTTTAGATTCAACTTACCGTTACGATATCGGAAACGGGGTTTCTTACTGTTAGCTTTTACAAACTTATTCCATGCTGAGAGTTTGCGTTTTCGAGTGCGTCCTAAACGCCTTTTTTGTGCTACTTCTCTGGGTAAAAATTTGCCTGTTGCTAAAAAAGAGCCGCGTTCTTCAACGGCTGACAGGTCACCTCTTCCGTACCTTTCACCGTGAACCCATCCTAGTTCGTAATATTCACGTTCTCTGTCTGTGGGCATTAGATTTCATCCGCCGTGATAACAACCGTCATAGGGATCGCATCGGTGTCGTTTGTACCTATTATGATTTCCACTTGTGTTCTGGTAGGTATTACTAAATGAAATTCCGTGGTATTTGAATAACCGCCGTCAGAGTTATGGGAGTAAGCTTTCGTAAAGAATACCGTGGCACCATTGAATTTAACATCCAGTGAAACTAAGGAGTTGTTACCTGTATCAGTTCTATCAAACCCCCAATCAATAATAGTTTTGAGAGACTGAGCGGGGCTTATAAAATTAAACACGGTTGTAGGCGATCCGTTGGTCGTGGTTTGAAGACCGCTCCAACCTGCCCACGTAGTCTTACCTATGAACTCTAAGGTATTCGCGGAACCTGTAAAGGGGTTACTTACCCCGACTGGTCCACCGCCGCCGCCGCCGTCTAGAGCCATTAAGGCTCCTAAGCGGAATAGGTGATACTGAGTGCTACGTCTACCGTTTCCGCCGTTGTACAGCTTACAGAGAAGTCTATCTGGTTGCCCGCGATAATGTCAAAGACACCGCCAGAGTTCTCAATGACCACAGGCATCCCGTTGTTTCCGTCCAAGGGGCCTGCGGCCTGATTAGACCATGCGGGGCCCGCCATAATCTGTTGTACTGAAACACCATCACCCGCAAACTTAAAGACACTGCAACCATCTGTGGCGCTTGTGTGGTCTGGTGAACATGACATAGAGATCCTAACGACTTTCCGCATCCCCTCGGGGTTTGTAGTGCTCTGGCTCGACCCTAGTAATTGCGAGATATTCGTAAATGTGCCCGCCGTCAAGGCCGATCCTGCTAACGTATAAGTTCTTGTTTGTAATCCGCTCATGCTTTTACCCGTATTGGTCCTAGTTTGGCTAGTTGGCCGTTACCGAATGATTTCGCTAACATCTTTCCAACGAATGCGGCCCCAAGGGTGCCAATAATCTTA